TGCCGCCCAGAGAGGCCGTCGATGATGCGCACCCGCCACTCGGCGCCCTCGTATTTCCCCCACGCGTCCTCGGAGCCATCGTTCTCCCGGACGTGGTCAGTGAGTCCGAACGCCGACAGCTGCTCGAGAGTGGAGCGGACCTGGGCGGTCCATCCGGACAGCGTCTCGTCAGCGTAGAGCGCCACGCGCTCGTCCTGGGCGATGCTCTGCTTGATCGCCACTCGCGCACTCGTCTCGGCCATGACTTCCTCCGGCTCTGGCCGCCGCGCCCGCCGCGTCGTCCATGCACACCTATATAGCACGTCGCATGCCGTAGTGCTAATTACGCAACTGGCCGTAACGACATATGCGAACGCCATAACGCGACGAGACTTGGATGGAGCATGTCCGTCCTATTTGACCGAAGTTCGGACGGTGGGGGCGTCTGCCGGGGTGGTTGGAGTGAGAACGGGCGTCCCGAGCCTCCAGTCGCCACGGGTGAGGTACCGAGCGGCGGCAGCGCAGATGTCAGCGCTGTCCCGGAAGAAGCCCAGGCCCTGGTTGCAGCGATCGCAGACCATCCCGCGCGCCCGCTTCGTGCCGTGCTGGTGGTCCACAACGCCGCGTCCGTCGCGCGCCTTGCAAATGGCGCACCCGTCGCGTCGGTAGATCGCCTGCATCTGCTCGTACTCGGTCCGCGCTAGGCCGTAGAGCCCCATGAAGCGCCGGCAGGAATGGCACTGGCCCCTCCTGGGATAACGAGCCCGATAGGGACGGCGGCAGAGGTTACACATCCAGTCTCGAAATGGCGCGGACACTGGCATGATGCCGTCACTCTAACTGGCGCACCATTGGAGCGCAAGCAGGCCCGTCCAGTTGTCCGAAACGGCGTCACTGTGCCATTCTGGCGCAGGAGGTGGTGAGCAATGGCAGAGCAGACGGGTAAGCAGGAGCAGAAGCGCCCACAGGTGCGCAAGGTATGGCTGGAGCCGGGGGCGGTGTTCCTCCCGGACGCCGGACGACTGGCGGGCGCCGAGGGGAGGGCGGAGATTGATGCCGAGGGGCCGCTTGCCATTGCCCACCGCGTCAACCTGAGCACCACCGCCCTCGGGGTGGTGTGCCGGTACGTCGGGGTCAAGCAGAGCGGGGGGAAGCCGGTCGAGGTGCCCCACCGGGTGCTCATCCCCTGGGGGCCGGCGCGGCTGGTCGAGGTGGATGAGGAGTGGAGGCCGTGAGCGACATCCTGGATGACCTCGCCCGTTACGAGGGCCGCCCCCGCGAGCGGCGCATCGTCCTCATCGGCCGGTGCATCGGCTCAACCCCAGCGAGCGCATCCGTCTCGCTTGTTCAGCGAGTGGAGATGCTCGCTCGGTCGGACTGGCGCGGCGTCCTGAAGGCCACTGCGAACAGGGGTTGATCAGTGGGCGCGTGGAAGCCAGGGCAAAGCGGGAATCCGTCAGGGCGTCCATCCTGCGCGAAGGAAGTCCGAGAGCTCGCGCGGAAGCACACCTTGACGGCGATCAACGCCCTGGTGCGCATCTGCAAAAGACCCGACAAGCACGCAGCGGGCGTTGCCGCCGCCATCGCCCTGCTCAATCGCGGGTACGGGCCGCCCGAGGTGCCGCCCCTCCAAGAGGTGCCGGATGACATTCTCCGAGCCGAAGTCCAGCGACGAGCCCAGCTGGAGCGAGCTGGCGGAAGCGTGGAAGCCCCGCCAGCAGAACCGCATTGACCTGCTCCGCGGGAGCTTCCCCGCACAGCGTCGCTTCGTAGAGGACGACACCAGCCGGTTCCTCTACGCGTTCTGCACGCGTCGCGCGGCGAAGTCGTACAGCGGTGGGCTGAAGGCGTTCCGGCGGGCGCTGAAGTCGCGCTGCAACGTGCTCATCGCCGGCCTCGACCACAAAGAGGTGAAGCGCATCTGGTGGCGCCCAATCCTCCTGGACATCGTCGAGCGTTTTGGCGTCCAGGGCGCGCGCACCAACGAGACAGAGCTCACCGTTCGTCTGCCGAACGGCTCCATCATCTACCTGCTCGGGATGGACGCGGACGAGTCCCAGCGGCGGAAGGCGCTCGGGCAGAAGTTCGCGCTCGTGCTCATCGACGAGGCGCAGGACTGGAGCACGGACCTGGAGACAACCGTCTTCCACGTTCTGAAGCCTGCGGTGGCTGACTACAACGGGCAGATCGCCATGTTGGGCACGCCCGGACTGGTGACGCGCGGGCTGTTCTACGACGTGACGACCGGGAAGGAGAGCGGCTGGACGCTCCACGAGTGGACGACGCACGACAACACCACGCGGCCCGAAGGCCCGGACCAGCCCTCGTGCGCTGAGCGGTGGGCGGAGGAGATCCGCGACCTGAAGCGGATGAAGCCCGGCGTCGAGGCCACGCCCTGGTTCCAGCGCAACTACGAGCGGAAGTGGGTGGTGGACGAGGAGGCGCTCGTCTACCGCTACCGCGCCGGCCGCAATGACTTCATCGCGCTCCCTGAGTACCGCAAGGGCGAGTGGCATTACGTCCTGGGCTGTGACCTCGGCTGGAACGCGACGGCGCTGAGCGTCGGCGCGTACCATGACCATGACCCACGCCTCTACATCCTCCGGAGCTACCGGAAGGAGGGGCTCGACCTCACCGACACCGCGGACCAGGCGAAGGCGTTGGACCGGACCTACCAATTCGAGCGCTGGATGGTGGACGGCGCCGCCAAACAGAGCGTCGAGGAGATGAAGCGCCGGCAAGACTGCCCCTGGGTGGCGGCAGACAAGATGGGGAAGTCCGACTTCATCGAGCTGATGAACACGGAGATGCTACTCGGCCGTGTGCTGGTGTGCGTGTCTGAGGAGGCGCCGTGTGCAGACCTCATCGGGGAGTGGAAGTCGCTCATCTGGGACCAGAAGAAACTCCGCGAGACCGGGAAGAAAGAGGAGAAACAGGGCCTCCCGAACCACTGCTGCGACGGCACGCTGTACCTCTGGCGGGAGTGCTTCCCTTACCTCAGCACCGTCCATCCACCAGAGGCCCCGTCGCCCGGCTCTGAGGCGTGGAGGGCGCAGCAAGAGGAGCGGGCGGCGGCCGAATCTGCTAGGGTGGAGGCGGAATTCCTGGCAGAGGGCGAGCGGATGCAGAGAGAGCGAAGGGAAATGGAGGAGATGGAATCATGGCGGTGACGGAAGCCTTGATGGACGCGCAGATCGCCATTGCGCGAGCCGGATTCCAGATGCCAGTTATGGAGATTTCCGAGGGCGCCTACTACCGGGCGCTGGCGGACAACGACCGGAGCGTCCGCGCCCAGCGACCTGGGACGACGTGTCATTTCGTCGGCCTTGGAATGGTCGGGGAGGGATTCTCCGAAATCTGGACGACGCCGGAGCAAGAGCGCGAATTCCAGTTCGCTGGTCCCGACGGCTACGTCACGATCCGGCGCGCGGTGTCGCCATGAGTCCCCGCCGCAAGTCCGGACTCTCCCCGGAAGACCTCCAGGCCCTGAAGCACCTCCCGGCCGTCCTGACGGCACTGGAACATCTCCAGGAGCAGCACGCGAAGGCGCGGGCACTCATGGGCTCCAATCCGCCGCCCGCTGCGTCATGGCTCCCGCCGGAGGTGCGCGAACAGGTGGAACAGCAGGCGACCAAGATGTTCTGGGAATGGCGGGACGCGCAGGGGCGAGCGCATTCGGCCCCGGTCGATGGCCGCCCCATCCCAGACCCGGGCGCTGCGATGACGCCGCGCAACCCCACCCTCGATACCCCCGAGCGCCGGGAGTACGACGAAGCCAAGCGCGCCGGCCGGAAGGTGCCCGAGGCGGACCCGTTCGCGAACGCCTCTCCAGCGCAGCGAGAGAGGATGGCGGAGCAGCGGGCCGTCATCGACGCGGAACGGGCTGCGCGCGGGTTGCCGCCCCGCGGGATGACAGCACGCCTCCGGACTGGGGACGAAGAGGTGGCCGTGCGCACCGAGACCCTGGACACCGTGAGCGACGGAACCACGCCGCTGGCGGGTGATGCGGATGATGGGGCGTCGCGTGGGTAACCAGCACCCCCTCAACTCCAAGTCGGGCGGCCTCCGCTCGCCCACCATCCGCAAGCTGGCGAAGGACGGCACCACCTGGACGCCCACGGAGCAGGTCCAGCGGGACAAGTGCCTGAGGCAGTTCTGCAAGGCCGGGCGGAAGGGCGTGGAGGTGACGGCGGGGAACTCCGATGCGTACAAGCGGGGGTGGATCCGCATGTTCGGGACGGACGAGGAAAAGGCCGCGCTGGAGCGCCTGGAAGAGGTGGTTCCATGAACGTCTGGGAAGACCGCGCCGCGCTGGAGGCCCTGCTGCGCCTGCTCCGCGGCAGCGGTGTGCGCTACTTCGAGGCCGGGGGGCTCCACCTGGAGTTCGGAGCCGATCCGATGGCCGGGGACGTGACGGAGCCGAACGTGCCGCCGGACCTGGGCGCAGAGAAGAAGTGCGCCTGTGGACATCTCGCCGTGGCTGAGCACAACGGAAGCGGACTCTGCATCGCGGGGGCCTGTCCGTACACGGTGTGCCACCCGGAGGCGACGGCGAAGCCGACGTGAGGTAGTGTGGCGTCATGGTAGACTTGACCATCGGTCAGATCATCGCCGCGGCCAACGACCGCGCGAGCGGGACGCTCCCAGATCTGCGTGGTCCGCACAAGTGGACTCTGCCATGAGCGACTCCATCTCCATCAACAAGGGCCTCCGCGAAGTCCGGAAGGGCGACAAGCAGCAGGCCCAGGGCGACACCACCCCGCGGTGGCGCCGCTGGTGGTTGCTGGACGGCAAGACGGACAACGGCTCCGAGGTGGCGAACGCCATCAAGAGCACCGTCGACCTGATGAAGGCCAACCAGCGGGACCGGTTGGACCAGGCCATCGTCTCCGCGCGTCTCTACGGTAACGCGCCGCTGCGCTCGCTCGGGTGCGAGACGTCGTTGCCCACCAGTCCCCGCGCGTCTGGCCGCGGCGGCATCAAGGACAACCTCATCCAGTCCATCGTGGACACGTCGACGGCGACCATCGGGGAGAACAAGCCCCGGCCCTACTTCCTGACGGACGGGGGCGACTACGCGCTCCAGCGGCAGGCGAAGAAGCTGAACCAGTTCTCGGACGGCATCTTCTACGAGCAACGCGCCTACGAGGTGGGCGGGGAGACGCAGCGGGACTGCGAAATCTTCGGGGATGGGTGGCTCTACGTCGGGGTGGAGTTCGGCCGCATCGTCTTTCAACGGGCGCTGTCCGTGGAGCTCTGGTGTGACCCGTTGGAGGGGGCGCTTTGCCTACCGAGGCAGCTTCATTGGGAGCGGCCGGTCGACCGGGAGCGGTTGATTGCGCTCTGGCCCAAGCGGGCAGACCTCATCTCCCGCGCGGCACGGGCGGACCCGAAGCTGTACGGCGCTGGCGACTCCACCTCGGACATGGTGGTGCTGCGCCGGAGCTGGCACCTCCGAGCCGGGCCGAACGAGGTGGACCAGGAGGGCGAGTCCATCGCGACGGGGATGTGCGTGGCCTCCATCGACAACGTCATGCTGACGGATCCGGAGGCCTGCGCCTGGGATGAAGACTGGTACCCGCTGGCGAAGTGGACCTGGACGCCGCGGCCGGCAAGTTTCTGGGGCCAGGGTCTGGCTGAGCAGCTCCAGAGCCAGCAGATCGCCTACAACATGCTGAACAACTCCATCCAGCAGAGCCGCCATCGCCAGGGGAGCTACAAGCTGCTCATCGAGGCCGGCTCCAAAATCGTCACCGAGCACCTGAGCAACGAGATCGGCGCGATCGTCACCTACCGCGGGACG